TATTTGCTCAATTTGAAATGCGTGATTTATCGTTGTAGTTTCAAATAACAAAACTTCAACTTTATCTAAATCGACTTGCTTATATCTACTAGAAATCTTTCTGGATGTTATTCCAATTTTATACGAGTTCTCGGCGATTTTGATAACATAAAAACTACCAGGATCATCCAGTTCATTACTCCACAAGGTCCTGAAATTTGTCTTAATGGATTTTCTTTTGTTTATATCCGACAATTCGTCTGCAGATTTACTCATAATAGTATTTTGCCAACGATCTTGTCTATCTTTCCAAATCGCAGTGCCTTCTATTTCACCATATTTTTCTATACAAATCTTCAATGAAAATGTAGTTTGACGAATTTTCAATAACTGTAACGATTCTTCCTCAGAATATCCTCTAGACAAATAATAGTCAACATTAGTATTGACATTGTTATTATCCATTCTCGTCTTATCTGCAGTAATCTTCAAATCTTCTATATATTTATCATCAGTAAAATATATGAATTTCTTACTGAATGGTGAATACTTTCCTCCATGCTGATATGCTGGATTCTTATCACCTCTAACTGACTCTCTAACATCCTCAGATTTAGTACATCCATACAATGCAGTGTAATCTTTGGCGGAAGTATTGTGTATTTGAACATGCCCACCGATATCAGATGACCTATATCCACAATATGCACAAGCAACATATGAATTTTTATCTGCGGTGTCAGGATATCGTATAAAACTACGTTCTAGTCTTCTTCTATCTTGTGAAAGTTTGACACAAGAATCACCACAAAACTTAGCATTATAATGTTTTGGTAAAAAACTTTTATTACATTCTTTACAAGATTTTTGGGTATAAATAGTCATGCTGGTACTCCTCTTTAGTATTAGAGTCCTTGGATGTGTCTAGCATCGTGAAGGACATATGTTTTAGATAACATATAATCTATTTATAAGAATCGATATTTTGACCCAACAAATTGTGGAAATCTTCTGCAGATATTTCTCTGATATCTCCAGTAATCTTGCTTTTTATTCTGTAACTCGTTGATTTTTCAACGCATTTTCCACTCTGCCTTGGCTGCATGCTGACTACTAAATTTTCATTGTGTATGGTATTGATAAACCGGATCTGATAATCATACAAATCGAATGGCACCAGTCCGTGATCCAAAGAAATTACCTTGCAGTAGGTCTGGATAAAATATACTGGATCAGTCTTGCACTTTACATACTCTTTTACCTGCTCTTCAGTGAACTGAACTGAAACACCAGTGGCCTTGACATTACTATTATTATTGTATACGGTGCTCACTAAAGTCCTTCTGCCCAATTTTCATTTACCACAGCACCAGTTGTAGTATTACCAGTTGCACTATAGGTTGCAGGTGCCGGTCCAGATATATTAGCAGACACAGTATCAATAATACCCTGACTAGAAACTGGACCGAATAGATTTGCCTTGATCGTAAAGTTCAATGTATATGTAACAAATCTCCGTGTCTGGAAATCTCCATCATAGTCGTCCTGTACATTCACAGAATTCAAAATGATTGGTATGTCCAACACGGTATGAGTCTCCGGCACTATCTCAACCGATAGATTATATTCCGGTGCAAACCTAGGAAGTATCTGCTCAATGATCTGCAATGCATCTTCCTGAGTTTTGGTCAGGATATACATTGAGATATCGATATTGTATGGCACAGGAACATATGTTCCGGTCAATGATCCAGTCTCGTAACACTTGATCTGGTTCATGCGATTCAATTTCCGGGCAGGATCATAGGACATGCCGGTTATCTCAAATGCTATTCGTGGCAATAGAATGAAGGTATGCTGGTCCAGTGTTGGATCCTGTTCAATTCGCACAACCCATTTTTCCTTGCATGAATACGCAATGGGCACAGCAATGGTCTGCTCAAGTGTGCCATCGACACTACCATCGGACCTGCGTTCTATCTTGATGTTGCTGAATAGATTACCAAAGGAAACAATTACTTTCCTGATGATGCCATGGTAGAATGGAGTATTGATTAGCATTTATATTACCAAGTTCCGCCAGTCAATGTCGTTTTTGTCCAGATGTCTATCCCACCAACTGTATAGTCTGCCACGCACACATATAAGTAACCACCACCAACTGCAAGCATGTCTGCCATATCACCAGGCAACCCCACACTTGATGCAGGAACAGCACCACCAGTTGGACCTGTAGGACCTGTTGGACCAACATCACCACTGCTTGCTATCATAGTCCAGAATGTACCTTCAACTGGAGTATCGCCACTATTTCCACCATTGGCATGGATTCTGTACCAAGTCTCACCACCATAAGTTGCTAGGTCACCGACAGCATATGAAGCACCACCATTATATGCACTGGTAAAATTCCATAGAGCACTAGGACCAGTTGGACCTGGCACTGTTGATGCTGCACCTGTCGGACCTGTAGGACCTGTTGGACCAGTAGGACCTGGAACTGTTGATGCTGCACCTGTCGGACCTGTAGGACCTGTTGGACCTGTTGGACCTGTTGGACCAGTAGGACCTGGAACTGTTGATGCTGCACCTGTCGGACCAGTAGGACCCGTAGGACCAGTAGGACCCGGAACTAAATCAGCAGCATACAGTTCAGTGAAATTAGCATTGACCTTGGTGAATGCTGTTCTAAGTGGATCACCAGTTCCATCATTTGGCGTTGCGCCGAGTGCTATAGTTTGTTTTGACATTATATTGTATCCACTGTTATTAGATTGGAATCTGCGTGTATGATTGTTGAGTCTGCTGAGTGTACTATTGGTGTATATATAACTTCATCAAATGGGTTACCTGAATCAAATGTAAACTCAGATGCCTGTGCTGCAAATTTGTTATTGTCGCCATATGATTGTGGCACATCAATATCTATACCAAACACTGCAGTTGCCGTGGCATTGCCGGTCATTGTTATGTAACTATCATCCAGGTATCTGCTGCCTGGATTCGATATGGTAATTGATGTTACACTGCCGGCAGTAATATGTGCAACCAACTCTGCGTCGATGCCAATACCATGCACTGTAACAACGGGTGGCATTGTATAACCAGATCCACCATTTGTTATTGTGACTGACCTTACACCACCTGTCAGATTCATATCCATATCAGTGGTGAACGATTTCAGTGTCTCAAACACATCAATCTCAGGTATACCAGTTGTTATCCGTTCGCTGCTGTACTGGAATAATTCAACCGATAACTTGTATACGTATAGTTTACCCAGTTGATAGAATGGATCCTGATGCTGAACGAATTTGATTTCGAATAGACCACCAGTCAACGGAAAGTATAATAGATCACCTTCACTTGGTCTGTTTGGTAACTGACCATATCCAAGTCTTCCAACCAACTGATCCCACCTGCGACGTGATACAGTGAGTGTTGCAGATTGTTCCATCATCAATCCAAACTTCTGGATCATTGCTCCTTGACCTTCAAATCCATCAACACTTTCTAAATACATTTCAATTGGAAAGGCAGCATTGAATGTTGATAGTCTGTCCTCTCCCAATATCTCATCCTTGGCAACCAGTGTGCGAGGAATATAGGTAAAGTCCTGCCCCCAGATCTGTATGCATTCCACTATGATGTCTTCAAGTAGGTACTGTTCGTTGGCAGTACCCTGAGAGAAATATACATTGCGTGCCATATATTCCTAGCCCATAAACCATTCTAACGGAGCTGACTTGTTCATAAGGTCATCTTCCAATTCTTTTATTTCACCCATTGCTTCTGTATACAATCCGTCACCATCAATGGTAACTCCACCTGGTAATTGCATACCGGAGAATTTCTTCAAGTTTATTGCCCATTGTTTTTTGAACTGTGCGGTCACATAATGTTTCAACCAAGGTTCACTCCAAATCTTCACAAACTCCGTTGGATCAAGTGCACGATAGCACTCAACAATAACATAGTGCCCAATCTCCACATCTGCTGTCCAGTCTAGGTCAAGGTACAATCTGTCCTGCATACGGTTGAACCTGTATACAATATGACCATTCAATATTAGATCCAGCAATGATAGGTGACTCATCACAGTGTTGTAATAGATAATACTGGTTGATGATAAGTCGTACAGATCATTCAACCGCAATTGGTATTGTAAATCAAATAAACTTTTTGAACTACCGGACCCAGTGACGATTGGCAGCACTCGTGTAATACCATATACCATTGGTGAGATTGGTATCCACTTGTTAGTAATATCGTCCTGTGTGACCATGTGTTTCAGGTACAGTTTCTCAATACCTTCATAATGGTATAGACGGAAGTATTCCAGTGCGTCTGAGATACGGTCTTCAAGTTGCTCATCGTCGACGTTGATTTCTAGGACGGGACTTCCAAGTGCACGTAGACAGTATTGTTTCAGTCCTTCACGGGAAGTGATTGCCATATAATACCCTTATTATTTCGGACAGCAGTATGCCCGATCTGTACTAGACCATGGCAAGTAAATTTGATTGGAGGATTTTACGATCACTATTTTATCATTTTTATATAAGTGAGACTGAGGGTGGTGCCTTTTACAGCACCACCCAGCAGTAGTTATTTCATATATTTATACATCTTTTATAGTACTACCCAACGAGCACCGGAACTAACTGTTACCGCAACACCAGAAGCAACGGTCAATGGACCTGTACTCATAGCATTTGAAGTGCTTGGTATTACATATGATGCAGAGATAGTATCAGCATTCAAAATAATACCATTGGTTGCAGACACAACAGAGAATTCACCTGTACCACCGGCACCTGAAGGACCAGTTGCACCTGTTGCACCTGTTGGACCTGTAAGACCAGTTGGACCTGTAGGACCGGCAACTGTTGAAGCAGCACCTGCAGCACCAGCAACACCTTGGATACCCTGTGTACCTGCGGCACCTGTAGGACCAGTTGCACCTGCTGTACCATTAGCACCGTCAGTACCTGCAGCACCAGCAACACCTTGGGTACCGGCAGCACCTGTAGGACCAGTGGAACCTGTTGCACCTTGTGGACCAACCAACTGAGCAATAACACCGGCAGGCAATGTACCAACATTTGACAAGTCGGCATTTGCTTTTCCAGAGACTGTAGTAACTAGAGCAGCAGCAGCAGATTCATCTGATTGTAGTGCAGTTGCGATTTCAGCAAGTGTATCCAAGGCAGCAGGAGCAGCACCAACTACAGCAGCAATTGCTGTTGATACATTGGCAGCAGTCTGGAACCCTGAATCATTCGAGAATGAACTTAGTGCAGTTGGTTTACCTGTCAACGATGCATATGTACCGGCAGTGGCAACAGCAGATAATGTTGCAACATCTGCAGGAGTAAATCCTAGAGCAGACGCAATATTACCACTTGTCACACTTGCGGCAGAACCAGCAGCACCAGTTGGACCTGTGGCACCAGTTGGACCTGCAACGGTTGAATCAGCACCTGTTGGACCAGCAATACCTTGGATACCCTGTGCACCAGCAGCACCTGTAGGACCTGTAGGACCAGCAACGCCAGCAGCACCGGCAACGCCATCAACACCTATTGTACCATTAGCACCTGCAGCACCAGTTGGACCAGTTGATCCAGTAATACCTTGGATACCCTGTGCACCAGCAGCACCTGTAGGACCTGTAGGACCAGCAACGCCAGCATCACCAGTTGCACCTTGGATGCCCTGTGAACCGGTTGGACCAGTTGGACCAGTTGCACCTGTTGGACCGGACATCGCAGCAGCAGTAATTGCAGCAGAGACAAACGGTTGTGTGGCAATTGCAACTTCTTCATTTGTTATACCAACTTTCCAGAGACCTGCGGTTTCATCCCAAACAATACGTTGGCGTGCTAGATCGCCACGGTCAATATCAAGACCAGAGTAACGAGCAGTGACACCAGATCCTTCCTGTCCCTTGTTTAGAGTAATTACATTGTCTTTGATTGATAGGTTAGTTGTATTTACTGTAGTTGTTGTACCTGCAACAGTCAATCCACCGGAGATAGTTAGGTTACCAGATACTGTACCATCACCGGCAATTGCCACGATTGGAGCAGTTAGAGTAACTTGTGCACCAGAAGTAACACGGGTAGTTGAACCTAGACCCTCAGACTGAATCAATACATCAGCATTTGTACCATTTGTTTTTACTGTTGTTGCAGTTGCAGAATCAAGTATCAACTGACCTGTACCTGTGGTAGCAATACGCATACCTTGGTTTAGATCGGCAGAGAATTGCATAGTGTTCGCAGCTGAAGATATTACTGCAACGCCATCAACATACAAAGTGTTTGCATCGATGTGCAATTCTTTGGTGAAAATAGACGCAAACTTATGGTTGATATCTCCAATCTTAGAAACACCTGGTACTGCTGGCATAATATCGCCATACACTGTCAAATCTTCAACTGTGAAGTCTGTGGTCGATGTGCCACTAGATTGAGCAGGAGTATATCCTAGAGCAGTTGCAATTGATCCACTTGTTACATTGGCATCAGAACCTGTTGGACCAGTGGCACCTGTAGGACCTGTAGGACCGGCAACTGTTGAAGCAGCACCTGTAGCACCAGCAGCACCAGCAGCACCAGTTGGACCTGTGGCACCATCAACACCTATTGTACCGGCAGCACCTGTAGAACCAGTTGCACCTTGGATACCTTGTGAACCTGTGGCACCTGTTGGACCAGTTGTACCTTGAGCACCTGCAGAACCAGTTGCACCTGCTGTACCTGTAGCACCAGCAGCACCAGTTGGACCTGCAACACCTTGAATACCCTGTGAACCTGTGGCACCTGTTGCACCGACCAACTGAGCAATAACACCGGCAGGCAATGTT